CTATCGCACAAAATTATTCCAGACATTCGCGCCCACCAACAACAGGAAGAAAACTCCTGACTTTTTGAGTGCGCCATTTAATCCGAAGACCTTTACAAATTGCCTATCTATCCACGCAGTTGATCCCAGGTAGTGCATATCCAAAGATGCAGACCTATTAAATTCAAGATCAAACAACGCCAGCCGAATCAGAGCCGCCGCCAATACTATTTTCCAGGTTTCCGGAAAGTCTATTTTACAGCAGGGCAGCACATACAGCGCATATAATATTACCCCGTCACGGTGCCAACGTTTTATCCTGGTGGCGGAAAAGTCATCGTCCTTTTTTTCTTTCAACAAAAAGCTCGTGGCGTCCTTGCCTGCCAAAATAAGGCAGCAAATGAGAATATAAAATTCGATTAGGATGAGCATCATTGAAATAGGTGTTGATCCCAAAAAGGTTTGAGGCCGTTGGGAGTATTCAGTAAGCTATCATGTAGGACTTTCGGAATCTCAACCTCCTTCGTTGCCCCCCAATTGATCGTTGCCGCAGCGCCACAGCAAAGGAGAATGGCCGTGCAGAAAGCTACAACCGGCAACCCCATGAATTTACCAGCCCCAGAGCTATATATTATACCCCAAACTATTAATCCAATAGCAATCAAGACTAGGATAATGGCCCATTTTAATGTCCCGTCGTGCCGGGCAATGCTTACCTTTTGCGAGAATCCCGGTTCCATTTTGAGCATTGTATCATAAACCGGAACGTTCTTTATGATTTGGCCCGTACTATCTTTTACAGGGAACCAATGGAATTGCTGGGACAAATATTGCTGCGTGACCTTCGGTCCACAGGAAAGGAAAAGAATTGGAAGTAAGAAGGTCCAACCGATTTTAAATTTCATATTCTAATTTATTAAGTGAATCTCTTGATAGAATGAAGCTGCCTATTTTTTCAAAGTTTACAGGGAATTAAGGTTTGACGGTGGTTTCTTTTGTACTATCGGAATATAGGTAGGTTGTTGTCACTGTTAGAATGGTTTTCTTAGGGATCACAGGGGGCGGCGGAACAACTACCGGCACTGATGGTATAGCCGCCTGACTCATAATCCAGGGATAAAGGTTCACCGCCGAATTGGAAGGGTTATACTGCGTATTCCAACAACAATGTCCTCCCGCATATTGCATCATTTTAATTGTTGTCCCTGCCTGTTGCTGAAGAGCAACATACCGGACCATAGATTGAAGGAAAGGATCAGAAGTCCCGCAAAAAAACCATGTGGGAACTTTCGACCAACGGAAGTCCGTACCCGCTAACGCATCTGTACCGGCATTATAGTTGCCATTGATGCCAAAGATTGCCATTGACATTGCAACTACGCCAGCGGGTTGGATGTATTCCGAATCAGCCGCGTATTGCATATAATTGAAGATATAACCCGCCCCATAACTGAGACCCGTTAGAATGAATCTCTTTTTATCAATGTGATAACCGCCATTCAGCAACTCCCGTAATGCGGCTAGGACAAAGGACGGCCTGTCTCCCCGGTTTGGCCCCCAGGGCACAGGCGTTTGGGCGAATGCTATCACCATGCCGGGCCTCCATGCGGGATTAGCTTTCAACCAATAATCGGGACCATTCACAAAGGCTTTGGTGTCATCTGTCCCGGACTCGCCCGCCCCTGGGAACATAACGAGCCCTACGGTGTCCGTGGTTACGCCAGCAGGCGTATAGACGACTAAATTGAAATTACCTACGCCGGGACCGCCATTGACCACCTTAGTAATGGTTGTTTGAGCCAGCGACGCCAGCGGCAATAAGAATGAGAATAGGAGAACCCTTTTCATAATTTTCTGCATATGTTTTTTTTTGGAATCTTTAAACCTTTGTTGAATTATTTATACCCTACCACTGAATAGGAACCTGTTATATTACCTAAGCTCATAAGGAGACGTATACCCTTGGTTACCTGACTATTTAATCTTGTGCCGCCGCCATTGACTTGGACTAATTGGTTATAATACATATCAAATCTGATATTGGGATTGAGGGTAGCTAATCCAGGGGAGAATAAAGTTATTTCACCAACTATGGCATCAGAACTACCATTGTTTATTCCTGTGAACATGACAATTTTGCTATCGCCTCCGATAGATGTTGAACCGGAAGTTGTGTTATTATGCCAACCGTCGATATAAGAATAGTTGCTAGAACCATTATCATACGTAGAACCGTCCGCAGACAGTTGTAACCATATGTCCGCGCCGTTGGAAACCGGACGTAAATTGTATAGATATATTTTTATGATGTTAAAAGAATTGTAATAGGCGCTCATGTCAATATCCAACGTTGATGCGTTAGATACTGTTCCGGAAGCCACTGTTACAGGCAATGTGCCGCTAACAGGTGGAAGTGTCGTTGCCGTAGTTGCCGTTGCCGTAAGGGTTGTATTATATGATCCCGATGTTGCAAATGTTGACCCGTCAGCAATCGACAATGTGGCGGATGATGCCGGTGGTGTGATTGTTATTTTATTAACCTTGTTGACACTAGCATTACCAAGCGTATCGACAGAGAATATATTTTGCCTTGTATTGTTATTTGTTCCCCATCCAACGACGAATGCTTTTCCTAATGTAGTATCATTAAATCTTCCGGTTGCGAACTCCTGTATGCCGTTAGATATTACGCCTAAGCCTATCGCAGTTGACACCGTACTTGAGGCTCGTGATTGATTGCCTAATGCTGTTCCATCGATGCCCGTTACGGTGTCCTGATAGCCCGCAGCAAATCCCCCGTTTCCATTGCCAGAAATAACATTTAGCGAACCTACAGCAATGCCATTTACTATACTGCTCGATATGTTGTTGTTAAACCCTAATGTCAGCGAATTTTGACCTGCGTTGTTATTTGCGTAACCGTATGCAAATGCATAACCTGACCCGGTTCCAGGTAAAATATTGCCATAACCTATGCCGTATAAAACCTGACTATTATTTGTTTTCGAACCTAACTTATTATTGTCTCCAATAGCAAAACTATGTTGCCCCCAAATTGTATCCCGAATACCGCCCAATGCCATAGACCAATAACCGTTGGCAGGGTTTATGAAATTGTTGTAACCCCAACTATAAGACCAATGGCTTATGCTGTCAATGCTCCAATTGGCTGGGTTAACATCGTAGCCCCCTTTGAATGCCGCCTTAGTCGGAACGAACCAATCTTTTATAGGATAGCCAGTAGTATAAAAAGCATCAGTCGAATTTGCTCCTATAGCATAATAATTTAGGCTATCAATTTTCAAAGAGAAGTTTTTAAAATTGTGGATTCTATTTCCACTTGCATTTAAATCCGTATTGGCGAAATTTCCACCGCCGCCGCCTCCTGTCGTTGCCGCAGGTCGTAGCCGCATTAAACCCGTTGACGGGTCGGCCAGCGTCCATATGTACCCAGCTTGTGCAAATGCGGAGCTGTCATCCTGGAAGTACATTTTCCCGCCTGATAAGAGATTAATTCCAGAGGGAGTAAAATTAATGTACGACGTAGCTCCCGGCGCGGAGGCTATCAATTGTCCGGTGGTGTCGTACAAGTTAACATACGACTTGCCGGCACCCGCCTGTGACCTCACATAAAGTAGAAAACTACGCATACTGTCAATGGTAAGATCATAAAGTCCCTTCCAGTTGTGGTATCGTGTACCAGTGGCGGTAAGATCACTATTCGCAAAATTGGAACCATCAAAGGTTTTATACCATTTCCCAGCGATTTTAAGTGAGTCTTTTATTTCAAGCTTGTTCGTTACTATACTCATTTTTTGCGCAAGGCAAGGGGTATATGAGAGAACCGTCGCAATAGCAACCAGAAATAATTTTGATCTCATCTTGTGAATATTATGATTTTAGTGTTTGAAGTAATGCCCGAAAAATAAAGTGCCCCGTCAGAGGGAAAGTATACATCCTTATTAAAACCTTCTGTACCGCTTACATTCTCGTTGTCGATAACATCATTCCCGCCGTCAACCGTTCCGCAACTAACCACTATCGCACCAGGAGAGACAATCCCAATTTTGTCTATCCATGTGCCAGCCGGGAAAGACAAAACCGAAACGCCTGTAGATTCAGTTCTACTTAATCCCTCGTCTTTGAAAAATATGCCATCGAACAACTCGTAAAATTGCGCTTGCGTTGGGAAGTCGCCTTGCTCGAAATATCTTTTTATTGTATCTCTTATGGTCATGGTCAGATTTTTTCAATGAAGAGAATGACAACAAACGGTGGGCGATTTTCGTGCGGTGCAGCGGCGCCACCGCTGGCCGGGTCGCCGCCTGTCTTTTCAGTTTTGAAACCTGTAGGACCATAACTACCCGCGACAATTCCATTATAACCCGCTGGCGTTCGACCGCCACCATTGACAGCCGTCGCAACCTGTTCGCCGTGATCGTGCGCGGGAATGTTTGTAATAGCCAACCCGACAGCCTTTGCGCCACCTGTTGACATTACAGTATTGTAAACAACGTCCCACCAATCAACACCAACCGGCTGCACTGAGCGGTCGTCATAGCCGACAGGAAACCGGCCCCGCATTTCTTTGCATATCTTCCAACCTACTCTTTCATTTATGCCGTTGCCGTTTGAATCGAAATTGCCAGCGATATAAGCATTGTCGCATTTCACTTGCTTCAAGTCGCCCGTTATCCATGTGTCCCGCAATGTTTGTGGAGCTTTGAGATTAGAAAACGGGAACGTTGCGGGTGATCCACATTGCGCATATTTGGTAAACTGAACCGTCTTGTCGTCACCGCTGAAGAAACTTAAATTTTCCGCCGTCTCAAGTACAACAACACCGGAGGACAAGCTACCACCGACAAACGGCATCAATTCACCTTGTACAATAATCCACCCATCTGAAACAAGAGCGTTTGTGTTGTCCACTTCAACACCGGTCATAATGCTGTAGTCCCCGATAATTTTTGCAATTGCGCCAAATGCGTTCCTATAACTATCCTGCATGAATGCAAGCCTATCTTGGGTTACAGGGAAACCGCCTAGTTGCGTAAAGTCATACCGTTTGTTCATTGCTGAATTATTTTGAATTGCTTGCTGCCTAATTTGTATCGCTTAATAAGACTTGCCATTTCGTCGTAATTGAATTTGACCCGGAAAGGGACGACAACTATAAAGTCGTCTTTTAGATTACCCGCTTCACCGTCAGTGTATATATATACTGGCTTGTTTTCCGTCTTTGTAAATACAAACACTGGCTTATCTTCCACCTGCTGAAACACATACAACGGGTCTTTATCTTCCGTGTCTTTTATATAAATCCCCCGGCTGAAATAGTCGTATTGGTCATTCAATAACTTTTCCAGGTAACACACTTGGGGCGTAATGCTTAACTCATAAAGTTTTTGCGCTCGGAAACGCAAGAGAAGATTGTAGATAAATTGAACAGGCTGCACACACACGTTGAGCCAAGAGAGAAAGACAGGCTTTCGCATCATGGCCGGTGTCAACCAATGCACCAGCTTGGAATAAACTATATTGTATATTCTACTGTTCATAGGGTATAAAGTTTATAGCAAGGTCCCCGGCTGACACGAATCGCAAGTAACCGGAATCAGGCACGTAGGTAACGCTTACGGACGTATAGGGCAAGTCTCCGTATTGCTTCAGCACGTAATTCAATTTAAGGTCCTTGTAACCAGGAACACCCTGTAATGCGTCTACCAGCTTGTTTATCGAGAAGACCCCATTGAAGGGAAGATTTTTCAAGAACGTATCTATAGCAGATTGAACGGGCGTTTGATCTGTGCCGTCGTTCCTTTTGCCATCTGAATTAAGAATGAGCGGATCATAATAAAAGTCCATACCCAACTTTAGGCCATCCGCAATGGTGGAAGAAATGGCAAGCCGCACCCCTGCATCTTTCACCCGTTGCATGTAGGCCGAAAAGGCCGTTAACTGATCCGCTGACAACGGCCCCAAATCGCCGTCAATGTTAGTAGCAACCTTAATACGCAAAACATTTTGATTGTTTACAACGGCTTCAACAACGGCGGCATAGTTTACAATCTGCAATTGTTCAACCTGGCTGTCTGTTAGGCCAGTGTTGTCGTACTTGTCTGTGTCGCTCGCAAGCTCCATACCAAATTGAAAGGCGCGGGCCTTCCCTGCATACCATTGCGGGGAATGCGGGTTCTTTTCGTCGATAGTCGTATTTACTTCAGCAACAAAGAGGTCATAGAGGTTTTCCAACGTCCATTGACACACTGCAATAATGTAAGTCCACAACCGCCATACGGATACGCGGCTGGTGCTGGTCAGCCTCACCGATAAAATAGGGTCCTGTTGTACCGCTGCAATGATGGATGCCTGTATGTCTGAAATGCTTCTCGCCATGTTAGGACACTTTGAATGTTGAACCGATTTTCATAAAGCCGATACCGCCCGGCATAGCTTGGTCTTCCGTAAATCCTGAAGCCGGTGGACTAGTTTTGAACAGGTTGACAATTGGTAGCTTTCCCACTGATGGCAGTGGCCCTAACACTGTTTGCCCTGGTGCTAGGTCGTCCGTAATGCTTAGGCTATTAAGCATTGCGCAATCAAACAGACCGTCAATTTCGCCCGCACCTTCCAGGCATATGTCCAACAAGTTTTGAAGAAAGTAAACCGTGAATTGTTGGTTAGTAACTGCCATCTAAATTGTATTGTCCTTGTTCAAATGAAAGCCTCTGTATTGTGATCCCATCGGCAACGAATTGCCGCCGTATCTCCGCCATTAGGTCGCCGTTGTTATCTTCAGACTCCAAGAAGTTTTGCAGTCCGACCCCGACGCCTGGAAACTCCTTAAACGATCCTTTGTCGGAAACCAAAAGGATGTTTTTTTGCTGGTCATCGGAATAGCCTATTATAACGTCTCCGTCTTCTATCAATAGGTCACCGTCCGTATCTAATAAAAAGTCGTTCATAGCTTATGTTAATGTCCCGGTTGTCGATACTCCCGTTACCGCACTGGAGCCCGCAACAAGTCCCGTTCCTGGAATGGTAAGAACTGCATTGCTTTTAAAGTGGTCAATGATGGCCTGGGCCTCCGCTTCGCATATGGCTTTCCTCGCATTGTCAAGGCTCCCATACTCTTCAATTAGTTGGTCTACCGTTTTATCGTCAAACACCTGTCGAGCAGCGTATATAGCTTGTCCCAATGTTACTTTATCGAGCATGTCATTTTAATAATTGATTAAGCATGGTGCGGGCGTCCTCCAACTTGGCATAATCCGGTCCGCTTCCAATCAATACCGTAATTATTTGTACCGCGTCAATGATGTTGCTGAATATGTCCAATAAGTTTGCCTCCGCGTTTTTTACTGTCCATTTAGTGCCATCACTTTCGAACCTGCAATTGCCAACAGCTAACGTTACACTTGCCCATTGCTCCGCCCAGGACATGAACCAATCTTCAGCATCTTCCAGGCGAACCGCCAATATCTTCTTTCCTTCCACCGGTGTTACCAAAAGGCTTTGTCCGTTGGTCACAATTGGCGTTATGCGTACGAGATATTCAACCCCTTCGTCGTCTATGCATTCACAAGTCTGAGCCGCCGTGTCAACACTTGTTACCTTGAATATCTGTGAGTGTTGAGGGCCATACCGCGCCGAAAAGTCCGCCAATGCTTGCCTTACTTCTAAATGCTTTCCCATTACAAAGCGTTTCCGATGAATATATTTTGGCGCCCGCCGCCGTGTCGGGTTATCTCTCCTTCTACCCCTTCAACAAAGTATCTGCCCGTACGCTGCTTGTACGTTTCGTCCGTTATCTTGCTACTCACGCCCAAGTCAACAACGGGCTCCAAGAAACCTGTAATTTGTCCGGAGTAACCTTTGAAGGTTAGCAAGGTCTTTTCCTGTTCGGCAACCTTTGCCAAGTACGCGGCATCCCTGCTTAATAGTTTCTCTATCTTGGTTCCTCCTGGTTGCAGCAGCTTGTTAAGGCCCTGTATTCGTTCACCCGTCACGCTTCTACTAACCGCCATTATATTTACCTGGGCAAATTCCTTTTGCGCGTTAAATAACAGCTTATCGTCTTTAATGACATTCCATCCCAATACATGATCTACCGTGTTGTTGTGCGCATCATTCCAAAGTGTCTCCCGCAATCCGATATACAGTTGATCAAAGTGCGGAAAGCAAATTGTGACCTTGTACCATTTTTGCAGGTAGTCAAGCACTTGTGTTCCCGCGTAATTTTTGAAGGTGAAGGGCTCAAAGGTTATATCCTGGAATTTTGAGTGGATCTTCACCTTATCAGCAATTCCGCCCGCCTTCAAGAGGTCTTCAATCACCTGCTTAACAGTCGTTGCCTTCGTGTAACCCTTTGTAAATCGAATGGGGCGAAACAAATAAGAATATCCCTCACATTCTATTTCTGTCGGCACCTTCAAATTGATTCGCTTAACAAACCCTTTAAACCTTGTCACGTTGTTTCCATCGTATCCGGCTTTGATCTCAACCGGCATTCCCTCCGTAAATGCCTGGGCGGTCGGGACATAACTATACTGCCGGTCTATTCCCTGCAATAAGCACATTGTAGGAACAGTTATAGCCCCGTGATCGCTGTAATTGTCAATATGCTGCCGCCACTTCAAAGAGCTTGCTTTAAATGCCTGGAAAGGGCCTATTGTGGTATCGGACGTTATAGCGAACATTTATTAGGATCGGTTCAGAGTAAACACATAGTCGCTGTATAGCTGCATCGAAAAAGGACGCATACTTTTTTTACCTCCCGTTACTTCCGGCAAATCCATTCGCTCAATCACTACTCTGTATTGTTGATCGGGTGGCAACGTCGTATCTTCTAAAAGAATGTTTGTAAGGGCGTTGTCCATTTTGAATGCAGTCCCCAATTCAACCAACTGTTTCAGGTAGCCTATTTCCGTTTCGGGAAATGTCCTGGTTGCCTTGTCGATGAAAAAACCCTTTATGGTAATGCTGTAGTCATCCAGACTGTATAACTCCTTTACGGTCCCCTTGCGCTGATTGAGTGGTGTGCGGACCATTCCAGCGCCTACCGATGCAGACACCGCCACATACGGCAAATACCACTCACCAGGACTTTGCGTCTTTGCGTTCTTGAATTGGTTTGGCAAAGCGGACAACGTAACCGGCAACCATATTTCGGTATTTAAAAATTGTTCCGCCAGGATTGCCCCCTTTGCACTCCGAACAGGATAGCCCGTCTGATCGTTCGAAGCTGGAACGCGGGCGTCATTTACCGTTTCTTCCGGGCTCACTTTTGGAACAACAGGTTGCGCCCCGAAATAGCGCCTATACAAATCCTTTAATTCGCTTGGTATGGAACTCATTGTTGTACTGATGCCCCGCTATTAAGCACACGCAACAACATATCGCTAAAGACCTCTTCGACTTCTTTTGCGCCGTCCTTAAAGTTGGTCGTGTGTAATTCAAATTTGTCTGTAAACTTTACGCCGCCGTTGATATTGATAACGCGGGGTCCGCCCTGGGCAATGCCGCCCGCAATGTCTATTCCCGTGCTGGCGGCAGAGCTACCTGACTCTCCATTTTTTGCCGTTCCATCCGGCTGCAAGCCCATCACCTTGTTAAATTGTTCGATGGCCTTTTGTGCTTTGTTCGCTCCTGAAATATGTGTGCTGTATAACTCTTGTGCCGCCTTGTTTTGATTTATTAGGGATTGCAGTTTTACCAAGTCCAATTCCGCTTCCGTTCTATTATCAACCACCGCCGAACCAGCCGACAAACCTATAGACCGAACCTTCGGTAAGGCTTTGCGAATATTCTGCATTACCTTCATTTGCAATTGACCAGCTGACAAGCCTTTGGGATCAACCCCGTATTTGTCGGCTAACATGGCCGCAAGTGCAGTGGATTGCCCCTGCGTATCTTGCATTTCCTCATTGGCTTGCTGTACCGCCTGCAAGTCGTCCGCATACTGTTCTTTGATCTTCAGAACACCCGCCGCCATATATCGCTTCCCCAGGTACTTATCCAATGACGGTATTAGCTTATCTATGGCCTCTTTCTCATTTTTGATGTTGGCAACAATGTCGGGATAGTTTGCCCGTATCTCCTTAAAGATTTCCGCTCTCCGTTCGTTGGAAGTATTTACAAGTCCATATTCAATTTGCAGAGCGCGTAAATGCTTCGTCTCTTCAACGAATAGGTCAAGCTGTGATCTTGCACCCATATTGAGAACATTCGTTGCGAAGGACATTAGGCTTTTTGCAACGGGGGACAACGCCTCGCCGAATGATCGCATTTTGGCGTGTACCAAATCCATGAACGTAGACCATTGCCCGGACAACGTGCCCGCTTGCTCTTTCATCATGTCGTGATACTTTCCGCCCGCCGCCGTAGCGTGTTCGAATGCTTTCCTTACCATTTCTGCGCTGATCGCTCCACGCTCTTCGGCCTTCTTAAGGTCTTCCATGCTCTTGCCTGTCATAATGCTGATTTCCTTGAGAGGATTAAACCCCCAATTGATCATCTCCAAAGTATTACGACCCAATAGACGGCCTGACGCAATCACTTCACCATACGCATGGGAGAGTCCTAACAGTGATTGTGTGCTGTCCTCCTGGGCGGATGCAATGTCACCCAGGGCTTTCAGATCGGGCATGATTCGGCTTTGCTTCTCTCCGAATCCCAACAACATTTTTCCCGACTGCATCAACTCCCGCGACTCAAAAGGCGTGGTATCCGCCATGTGGCGGATATTGCCATAAAGTGCGTCACCCTTGAACTTGTCACCCGTGAGCACTTTAAAGGCAATCTTTTGATTTTCCGCTAAGGCGGCTTCGGCTAGACTATTTTTTGTGAAAGACACCAGGGCCGCGACCGATAATCCAATACCCAACCCCTTCATAATCTTGTTAACTTGACTGCCCTTCTTTCCAATGTCATCAAAGCTGTCCGCAAACTTTTTGTTCTTGTTTGTGGCGTTGTCAATGGCTCCTTCCACGCTTTTGAATGCCGAAGTAATTTCCGCGCTCTTTTCCTTCGCCGCCTTGGCAACCTTTGCAAGCCCGCTGGACATCATGTCCTTTAGCTTTATGAAAAATTCCAAGACGTTATTGTTCATCGTTGTGGTGATAAAAGGTTAAGAGCGGAGGACATAGTACTGTCCATTTCCATTTCTCGAATTTTCAATAATTGTCCGATCTTGTGTACAAATTGCTGGTCGTCTAATTTAGAGGCGTCGAGACCCGGTAAGTAATATTCCAACATGGTTCCCAGCAATTCAAACAGGTCATTTCCTGCCCTGTTGTGCGCCTCTTTTATCGCTTTAGCATGGCCGCTTTCTTCCCTTCCAAAATCTTGTTGAATTGCATTGCAGCCGGAATGAAATATTCGTCTTCGTCCAAAATAATGTCGTCACCTTCTACCTTACAATCCCTCATACACGCTTCGAGGAACACGTACAATCCTTCGTCGCTGATCTTCGTGGATGCATATGAAAGGATATGCCGGTTAATCGGCTTCAGGATTAGGCACGCTTCAATGTTGCCGTCGTCGTCAACGATGGGCAGATACCACAACCCTTTGTTCTTGTTGCTCCAATTAACGACCGTTTCATTTCCAAACCTCTCCATGGCCCAGGCTTCACATTTTGCGCGTAGGTCTGCTTCCTTTGCTTGCTTTTCCCTCTCCTTCATTTCTTTGATGGAGTTACCCGTTTTGTCCGTCTTGATCATCCCTTTGAAATTTGTAGTTATGTTAGTGTATTAGTCCATGATACAGTCCATTGCTATGAAAGGCAACGGAACAACCGTATTTTTGTCGTTGGCTTTCATGGCAGCTTTAAGGCTTGTAAATGCAACGCCTACGGCTGTGATCTTTCGGGGTGCATCGGTTTCGACCTTTTTGTAGGTGGTCGTAATAACGATTGCCTCATGCGGAACTTTCAAGATGTTGGCATACCCCGCTTGTTTTGCCGCATCGTTCAACATATCGACCTCGTATTTTAGCAAGTCCAGGTTGCCGGGGTATTCTTCATCCCCCTCCTGAATATCGATTGGCTTAGAGCCTGCGCCCCGCAAATATTGTTTGTCTATATTGATGCCGAACTCAAATCCCTGTATGCCTACAAGTGTCCTGCTAAGTATCTTTACGGTGGTCTGCGCCCAGGCGCATTCCTTTGTACTAAATCCCATTTTGGAAAATTGTTTTTAGGTGAAGCGAATTATGCGGTTAAGCCCAGATTGACATTAATAAAAGTGAAGTATCCTTTAGGCCGGATAGCAATACCAACGGTCAATGTATTGCCCGGTACAATTGTTTGCCCTCTGTCAATCGTTGCATCTACACCGCTGATCCTGTCGCCCAGGCTAAAATTGATCTGCGCCTTGATGTTGTCCTCTAAGTGCGCTGCATCTTCATCCAACAGCTTTCCGCTCCCGTCTACGTCCGTTTCACTTTCCAGCCAGTCCGTGTAATAGCTTTGAGCAACACGGGCGGCGGCATCTATGACAGCACCGTAAGCCAATATGCTGTAGTCGTCATTATTTGCCATGTAGTCAACCCCGATGTATACCCCTGACTTGTTAGGATACAGTGTAGGAACGATGTAACCAAGGCCCGCCAGTGAATCCAGGTTGGCGACCTTATCGATAGTCTTAGTTCCAATGTAGAGCGTCGGAACACTCAACGGACCGTTTGCCACTTTGCCCAATTTTATGTGGCTTGGGTATTTTACTTTTCTACCCAGGGCAAGCCCCACCGATGCGGTTTTATCATTGGCGGTTGAAAAGAGTACGACACCCGCGTAATCGTTGCTTGCGGTGTTTGGGGCAAATATGGTATTGGATGTTTCGTCGCTGACATATCCGCCGACCAGGACGCGGAAATAATATCCCTTCCCGTTCCAAAATTCAACGAAAGTTTTAGCCGCCGTTAAGGTAGGTGCAAGGTCCGTGTCCATGAAGTCAGCACCGGCAACGGCATAGGACTTAAACACGCCCAGGTAAGCAATCTTACCCGCGCCCTGTTGGATCAACAGATTCCCGTTTGTGAGGCTGGTTGAATCCATCATTTGGGCCATTGTGACAGCAGCGCCCAGAAGCATAATAAAAACCTCCTGTTTGCCTTTAAGTTCCGTATAGAACTCCGACAATTGCCGGTGTGCTTCCGGCTCTAACACGGAGGTCAGACCTTGCGTTTCAGCGTCGGCCAAACTGTTGACGACATAAATTTTGCCAGCGTTGCCGATCGTGTGGGCATTGCCAATAAAGGCGGCTTCCCCGTCGATGACGGCAACTTGTTTAAGAAGGTTGTTATTAGTAAAGTTGGTACTTACTGTCGGTTGATTGCTCATATTGGACATTTGCGGACCGTGCGGCCCAAGTTTGTATAAGGAGGCGGGTTGAAAATGTTTTACTCTGTAGGCGTCGCGGGCTCATTACCCCGCTCCGCATTCTGATTGCCGCCGCCCTCCAGGATTGCTATTTGCGGGACAGCCGTTACAACCGACGCGGCATTCTCCTTTTTTGGCTTACCTCCTCCGTTCTTTTTCACTTTGCCTTTTCCTTCCGAATCTTCCGATGTTTCATCCGGCAAATTTGGGTTGGCGTGACGTGTGACGGTTTTTGCCGCGTGACGTTCTATCCATTTTTCCGCGATCTCTTGCGACGGGTGCATGATATGGTCGTATGTCTCGAACCCTACTTTTGCTTTGGGGTTTGCTTCGAAAAAGGCTTTTACGTGATACATGGTAGTTGTATAAAGAGTTTTGAAATTTGTCTACAGTGAGATTACACCGACTATGGCCGTTATCGCCCGATGACGGCGGGCAACTTCGTAACCCTCCCGGCTTCCGTCGTCATTCGTGTTTCCTTCAACGGTATATAGGAGGCCGTCAACTACTTTTTCAACGATGCCGGTATGACCTTTGCCATGATCAAAAGACATGATGAATATGTCACCGGGTTTAATGAGCTGACGGCGGGGCGGCTGTTTTCTTGCTTTCGTTCGGTTCCACTGATCCATAACACCGGGGGTTTTTATCAATGGGTTGGGGACGCCCAATTGTTTCGCTGCTTCATCGGTACACCAATAGGCAAAGGCCATACACCACGGGTCCCCTACATTTCCGCCTGCTCTTTGCAAGTATTGACGAACTTGCGGCCCATCGTTTGATCCCAAGGGCTGTTCTTTGACTCCAACTTGGGACACGGCAATTTCAAGCACGAGCTCCGCAAGTGTTTTCGTTTCCATCTTAAGAGAATTTTATTTGAATAAGTTTATAATCCAGGTGAGCGGGTTGAAGATTGTAGACTTCGCCTTAGCTAATACAAGTACCAGCATGAGCACATTGAGCACCAGGGAAACCCACGTAGTGGCGGACGTTTTAGTTACCGTCATCGTTTGCACAACGGTAATGATTGAATCCTTTCCCTGAAAACTCTTTTCTGTTACCTCTTGTCGCAAGAGTGTAATTACATGCTGTAAGCTGTCATCCTTGCAGGTAACAACCAATTTGCCGTCACGCGCCTTTATAGTCGCCTGTTTACCCTCTACTTTCTGGCTTGCCTCATATGGGCTGTCAATAGAAGGAAGAGGAAACACAAACATTGCCAAGGTTCCCGGAATTGTTATTGTCGAGTCGTAAGGCACACTTTTGATAGTCATGGTGTCAATGGACACACTCCGTGTGCTTGCTTGCGGTATGACGTACCGATGGCAATTCGTGAACAGTAACGCAATGCATATGACGGTTAAAATGCGCATGACGGCTTTGGTTGTCGGATTTTAGCTCTTTTTGCCAAACACATTTTTAAGAATCGAGCTTATAAGCTCAAAGACGCTGTTGGCGGCAATGGACTTGCTCTTGCCCAGGGCCTCACTGATAAAAAAGAGAACCGTACCAATGGTGGCCACGATGGGCCATTTAGCCGCAACTGCGTTGAGAATGATCTCAAAAACGTCTGTGTTACCTCCTGTACCCGTACCCGTCGAATCCTGGGCAAACAGGAAGTGAGGGCAGGCCAGAGCGACCAGGATAAAGAGGGCGGGAAAAACAAACTTGGAAATTTTCTTCATATGCTCACTTTTTGATTTTTCGTTTGATATACAAATACGTGTCTTTGATGATGAGGCCACACAATGCACTTATAGACGCGGCCAAGGCAGTGCGAACCAAAAAACTATCCATCCAACCAGGAGGGATTATGTTTAAGAACTCCTGCCCAATTCCACCGATGAAACTTGAAAAAAGGGCGGTTCCTTTGTGGCTCTTGTCGTTGGGTAGACTCATAGATTCCCTATGTGGGGAGTGTTCACATGCCGAACACTCCCCGGTTGACTTGTCTATTTGGTTGTTAAATTATCGTGGGAACTATGGGGTTATATCCTCTACAACAGCGTACACACCAGCCGCACGACGTATGCGACCACCCATGCGAAGAATGAAAGAATAAATGTCGCCGTAATACGTTGGATCATTCTCTTTGTCGAACATCTCCACTGCACCCAGAGCCCTGGACACAGACATATCGTGATAGAAAAGAGACGTTGCACTATCGCCCGTTTGATCGCTGGAACCGAAGGCGGGGTCCTGTTCGTCAATAGCTGTCCATACACCGGCGACCTTCCTATAACGTTGTACAGTCGAACGCATCATGATTTCAACACCGAGGTACATACCGACCACACCGCGTTTTGCGTCTGCAAGGTTGTTGAAGTTGGTTTTCTCTACATCACTGAATGAGTCTAACAATTGTTGGTGATGATCGGCAGTAAGCAACGCTATACGGCTGCCTCCCTTTATTTTCGCCTTGTCCCATGACAATTTGATCTTACCAAATACGTCTTTACCGAAAGCCTTACGGTTGCCGGTGGCTCCGCTGGCGGTGGCGGCGGTTGCCGCCCCGGTAGTTGGAATTACGTTTGCAGAACCGGGAGCCCAACGGAACAACATGCCGTCAATTGCTGCATCAGTGATAGCCGCCTGATCTTCGCCCAATACACTTTGCCTTTTGTCGTAGGACAATTCGTACCGCTCAATACGTTCGATGTGACGGGGAACAGTATAGTAGGTATCAAGGGCATAGGTAATGTCGGCATCCGTTCTTTTGACCGCTTGAACCGGAAATGCGGTAACATTCTTATTAACGGTGGACGGTTGGCCCGCTACTGGTATGTGGACAACCTTTCCTTCCAGGACATATTCATCTTCGTTGAATGCGCGTTGTGCAAAGGCATTGTCCTTAAAGAGGTTGTCAACAATGTCTTTCGTCCATATTTCCCGCTGAATCGCCATCATAGCCACGCCTTTGGGTTGTGGAATGAAGGAGAGAGCAAACACGAACGTAAAAGCCAGGACAGGGGACACCTGGAAAAGACCGGCGAGACACAGCGTCATGAACAATAAGGGAACGAGATTTTTAGTGAGCTTTTTCATAATTGAAGATGGAATTGAAATTGTGTAAATGGTTATATTGACTCCTGGAACTATCTATTGTCCCGTCCAGTCCTTTCCAAATTGGGCTTTGTACTTTTCTTTGAACAGGGGGAAATTTTTTTCCTTCAGGGCGGCGAGCTTACCGGCTTTGTCCAGCTCCGGCCACGTTCCTTTGAACTCTTCGCTCTCCGTTCCTTCTTTTAGATTGTCGGTAACCGAAACGATCTTAGGCAGACTATTCAACAGCTTTTCCAGGCCGTCCGGGTTGTCCTTGTAATCAGCCTTCAACGACGCGGCGGCGGCTGCGGTAATCTTTTTATCCGTGTTTAATGCCTTTTCCAACATGGCTTCAATTTTGGCGGTTACCGTTTTGCCCTTTTCTTCTAATAGCTCGTTGGTGAGCTTCGTTACATCTCCTTCCAGCTTATCTACCCTGGCAGCTTTCATAATGAGGCCATCAATTGCCGCCGTATATGCGGCTGGGTCGGATTCAGGCTTTAGCCCGAGGCTTGCCAGTTGCCCGGCAGACAATGTGAGTTGTTTCATATTTCGCGTAAAAGTTTTTAGATGGGAATTGTAGAAGCTAATCAGCTCCTTTTGTCCTTTGACATTGGCGGGCACTTGAACGGGTTGTCCGTCGTTGTCGTAAATGCCGTCGATAAGTTTTGCTGCCAGGGCTTCGTTGGCGGAAAACCAACGGTCTTGCGGCTGTAAGAATTGGGTACGTACTTCATCCGATGGCAAGCCCGTTCGACCCGCATACACTTCGCATATCACTTTCTCTAAGTGATCCATCATTGACGCATACGTCTTAAGGTCTTCGGCAGAGCCCGCCGCGATACCGCTTGCTTTGTGGGTCATAAATTGGGCAGACTTGCACATATACAGCTTATCCATGCCAAGGGCAACCACCGTCGCCATACTTGCACATAGGCCGTCAATCTTCCCGACGATCTCCGCTTTACAATTCATTATCGCATTGTAAATGGTCAATCCATCGAAAATGCTGCCCCCTCCCGAATTGATATGTACAACGACTGTATCATTGTTTGCGGACAGTTCGTTCAGCTCTTGTATGAAGTCCCCACACTTAATGTCTTCGCCTATCGTACCAAAGAAGTACATTTCGGCGGTTGTTGGCTTATCGGCTCCACTTCCCAGGATTGCTAATTTCATCGGCAGACGGTTAATTGTTTTGTGCTTTCGATGTAAAATTGCAATCTCTTGAAAGCCTTACCAAACGTGACTTTCACGGCATTTATCTTTCTGTCATTTCATACCCGGACTTTTGCGGTATCATATTTTTTGCATTCGGTTTCCCCGTAGGGGTAGGCGAAATTTGTTGTGTATGGCAGCAAATAAAAAAACCACCAAAGAGGAATTAGAGCGCAAAAAGAAACTTGCGTATACTCTGTTCGTTGATAACGGATTTGAGCAAAAGGTTATCTCTAACATCACCGGAATTTCTGAAACATCTATTTCGAAATGGAAGAAAGACGGGGATTGGGACGAAGAAAGGCGAATTGCTCTTTTAGGCCCCGACAAGCAAATGCGCCGGATTATTAAAATCCATGACGCCATGCTAACAGAAATAGAACGACGCCCGCCGCCAAAGAATCTGCCCGACTCGAAAGAGGCCGATATACTCAACAAGCTGGCGGACACCGCAAAGAAATTGGGAACGGAAACGACTTTTTTTGTGAGGTCTGAGGTTGGCAAACAGTTCATTTCCTTTTTGCAAGAAACCTACGGCCACGAAGTAGTAGTTGAAATATTAGAATACTGGCACCATTTCTTAATGTCCAACACCAATGCATAAGACCGATAAACAGGCAATACAGGATTGGGAATTATTTCGGGAACAGACCCGAAAGGCAACCACTACTACGAAAAAGGAGACGCCAGCGGAACAAAAGAAGAGAATTGCAGAGTTGGAAGCCGACCCACAAAAATGGAAGGAATACTACTTTCCTCAATACTTCAAATACACGTCGCCGTCCTTTCACCGGGAGTCTTCGAAAAGACTTCTCAAAAAGCTAATGAAGTTCAAGCATTGGTACGAAGTCAGGCATTGGGCGCGTGGGTTGGCGAAAAGCACAACCGCCATGTTTGATATTTTGTACTTGGTTCTTACTGGAAAGCTAAGAAACATAATACTTACAAGTTCCACTTATGATGCCGCTGAAGGTTTCCTTAATAAGTACATGGTTCAGCTTGACAGCAACCAACGCATAATCCAGGACTACGGAGTGCAAGAGCTTCCCGGAAGCTGGCAGGTTGGCAATTTCAAAACAAAGGGCGGTGTAAAATTCATGGCCCTGGGTGCAGGGCAAAGCCCACGTGGAAACGGCAACGAAGAGGTTAGGCCCGATTGTCTTATTGTGGATGACTTCGACACGGATGAAGAGTGCCGCAACCCGGATATAATACAAAAGAAATGGGATTGGTACGAAAAGGCACTCTTCTTTACGGTCGATACCGCAGGCTTCTATTTGATCCTTTGGTTAGGTAACATCATTGCCGAAGATTGTTGCGTTGTACGCGCTGGCAAAGTCGCGGATCATTGCGAAACAATCAATATACGGGATGATAAGGGAAAATCAGTCTGGCCCGAAAAGAACAGCGAAGAGGACATAGACTACCAAATCAGTAAGGTTAGTTATGAGTCTTCACAACAAGAGCTTTTTAACAACCCACTCCGGCAAGGAAAAACCTTTAAGGAAATAACCTGGGGTGCCTGCCCGCCGTTAAAGACTTTGACTTTTATAGTCGCGTACGGTGATCCTTCGCCGTCAAATAGGGACAAGCCCACATTAAAGAGCAAATATCAAAATTCCTGCAAGGCTGTCGTCCTGGTCGCTGGCGTAGGGGACATATTCTATGTGTACAAATGTTGGGTTGATAATACGACAAACAGCGACTTCATAGACTGGCTATATGCGTCACGGGCTTATGTCGCTCAACGGGCGGAGCAATACACATACATCGAGAACAACACGTTGCAAAATCCGTTCTATGAACAAGTGTTGTTGCCCCTTATTGCCGCCAAAGGCAGGGACAACAAAGGTACGTTGCTTGTCACACCAGACACGCAGGAAAAGCCGGACAAATGGGTTAGGATTGAAGCGACACTAGAACCGTTGAACCGCCTGGGCTATCTTGTTTTCAATATCGCTGAGAAGGATGACCCACATATGAAGCGAATGACAAGCCAATTACTTTCCGCATCCGCGCATAGTAGAACCCTTGACGGCCCGGATGCGCTACAGGGAGCCGTAAAAATAATTCAAACCAAGAACGCCCTTACCGCAACGGGCGGGATTCAAAGGGTTACACGAAAAAACACCAAACGTTTCTAACATGCCATACTTAGTAAAAGCAGACTTGTACAATAATCTATACCCTGAAATTATTGATACAATTACCCGCGACGAAGACGACAAAGTAACAACAGCCATTAACAGGGCCATTGACGAAGCAAAGACATACTTAAATCGGTATGATCTTTTAGCATTGTTCGGAAACGACACCACCGGTCCAACCATAACAAGCGATTACCTTAAGATGCTGGTTACTGACCTTGCATGTTGGCATCTTTGCAGGCTGTCTAATCCCAATGTTGATTTGGCGTTATTTCGCACGGCATACGAGGACGCAAAAAAGGATTTGGCAAAGGCAATGGATGGCAAACTTGATCCGATTTGGCCGCTCCGTACGGATAACGACGACACCACCGACAACGATGCGCCCGGCTACCCTGTTGAAGGGATCAACCCAGGATTCGACAAAGGGGGCAATATTGGTTGGAACTCCGGCAGGAAACGCCGCAATCATTGGTAAATAAAAATTTTCTCTCAATCCCAGAAAATGTACGCAAATACAAACCAACAGCAAACACCGGTTGTAAAAAAAGAACCGTTACCCGCAGGGAACTTAGTAGTAAATCAAACTATCATTCGGCCAATTGATAGGCAAGTAAAGGACATCGAGTATTGGCGGCATGGTCACATTACGGCGGAGCGCGTCATTTATCCGAACCGCGTTCGGTTGTATGATCTTTACGAGGACGTGAAGTTGGACGGTCATTTGATCGGCATAATGGGAAAGCGAATTGCGGGCGTTCGCAATAAAAAGTTGCATTATTACGACAAGTCGGGTGCTACTGTGCCGGACATGGACAAGCTGATTGAAAGCCTGAAGTTTCGGGAGTTGCTGAAGGAAATTATTTTGCAAAAGGCATGGGGTCTTACCGGGATAGAATTTATTCCCGGATCAAAATTCGATTGGAAATTGATCAATCGAAAGCACATAAAGCCTGACACCGGCATAATTTCAATTGAGCAATTTGGAATTGAAGGTTACGCATATGACGACCTGCCGTTGGTGTGGGTAATTGGGGATGCCAAGGATTACGGGTTTCTTTTGGAATGCGCTCCTTATGCCCTGTACAAGCGGGGAACAATGGCCGATTGGTCGCAGTTCTCAGAAATATTTGGGATGCCCATTCGTGTGGTGAAGTACAAAGCCAATGACCTTAAAACCAAGATCGAACTAAAAGAGGTCTTAGACGAATCAGGTTCGGCCCTGGTTCTTATGATTCCTGAAGAGGCGGGGTTTGAGATTATCGACGGAAAGACGACGAACGCGGACGGTTCCATTTACATGAACCTTAAGAAGGCTTGCGACGACGAAATGTCCGTTATAGTCCTGGGTGTCACCGAAACAACGCAGTCTTCAAAAAGCTCCGGATATGCCCAGGCCGATGTACATGCTGCCCAACAATTCGAAATTACCAAAGAAGATATTGCAGACCTGCAAGGGCATTTGAACGACGAAAAATTTATTGCAATCCTTCAGTCTTATGGGTATCCTGTTGTCGATGGCGGCATGTTCAAATATGAAGAGGAAAGACAATCGTTGTCAGAACTAAAAGACCGTGCGGCAATTGACATGCAGATTTCCAACAAGGTGCCAATAGAGGACGATTATTGGTACGACACGTACGGTATTCCCAAGCCCAAGAACTATGCAGAGTTAAGAAAGAAAATGGACGAACAGGCTATTCAGGACGATCAAGCAGATCCCGCGTTCGACCAGGGCGAAAAACCAGGGAAAAAGCCCCTTAAATTCAAGAACTCTATAGGCTATAACATTCGCATGGCGATTGCTGATTTTTTCGACCAAGCCCGCGAAGATTGACGGCATATCTGCGCGGGCTCCCTGGAATGCCTCACAATGAATTGTGCGCCCAGCTAAGGCCATTATATGGCCCTTGCTGCGGCGGACATAGCCACATGCCAACGGCGAAGATTTCGCCCGATTTAAACGCCCTATTGGACGACCTGGTTGAATACGTTTGGGCAACAAAAGGAGCGGGAAGGCAATTCGACGTTCGCATGATCCGGTATTTTGCGGAACGGTTTTGGGCAGGAGCAAAAGAAGGTTTTGGAAAAGACCTGGACACGCTGGCGGAAAATGGTGCCGATGCCCGCATTATTGAAAGCATTAAGGCAAATGTTTGGCAATTCAGCGCGGCAAAGAATTATAACCAAATGCGGGCCTTGGGCAATGCCCTTATTGGAGAGGACGGCAAAATACTTTCGGAGACGGCATTTAAAAAGGCGGCTTATGCCATCAATGCAGAACACGTTGGGCCCTGGCTAACCGCTGAATATGACCTTGCCTTTTCTGGCTCCCAAATGTGTAGTAAATGGGCGGACGCAAAAGCGAATAATGTTCCAATCCTGGAATTTGACGCTGTAATGGACAACCACACTACACCGCTATGCGCGTCCCTCAATGGAGTTAGAAAGCCAATCAATGATCCATTTTGGGACACGTACTATCCGCCAAATCATTTCTTGTGCCGTAGCAACACCAGGGAGATGTATAGCGGGTCCATAACTCCCGACCATACTATTACCTTGCCGGACATTCCGGCCATGTTCCAAACCAATTTAGCAAAAGAGGGGCTTGTATTTCCCAAGGGTCACCCATATTTTAACGGTGTGCCGGAACAAGTTTTAAAGGCAGCGGAGACCCTACAAAATAAGCAGCATGGCAAGTAATCCGGTTGACGTTCTACGGGCGAATTTCGAACAGGTTGTTGCAACGCTTCCCCGTAAGATGGGAAACGAGGCGGTTAACTTCTCGCTTGACAACTTCCAACGACAAGGCTTTTTAGGCAGCACCGTTGAGCCCTGGAAACCTGTCAAGGGCAGAAGGGGGAACGGACGACAACGGGCAATCCTGGTCAAAAGGGGCCGGTTAAAACGAAGTTTGCGAATAATGCGGGAAGAAACGAACGGTGTTGTTGTCGGCTCTTCTCTTCCGTATGCAAAAGCACATAACGAGGGGTTCCAGGGTACAGTAACCGTAAAGGCGCATGAGCGGGCGAATTACAGCTATTCGAAGCAAGGCACGGGCAAGTTTACTATCAAAGGAAAAGAGCGCATGAAAACCGTGAGCAAGGTTGAAGGGTACACCAAAGTAAAGTCTTTCGAACGGCGCATGAATTTACCGCGACGGCGGTTCCTGGGAAATTCGCCGTACCTGGAAAACAGGATTAAACGAATGGTCGCCGCCGAATTTTTACGGGCAGCGCGCAAAAGTTAAACTATCAATATGGTAAATGCATTTTTCTCGCAAGCCTATCTTGCACTTGTTGAACGTATAAAGGCTGTTCCCGGCATTGCCTGGGTTGACCAAGATTTGGACCAGCTGGAGAACTATGAAACCCGACCGCCCGTCCAATTCCCTTGTGTCCTCCTGGACTTCCTGGACACGGCATACGACGAAAACGGACAACAAGTCCAGACAGGTCACCAGATCATTCAACTAAGATTGGGGTTTGCGCCCTATGGGAGCGCGAATAGTGCCGTACCTACAATTTACCAGGAAAAAGCCTTAGAGTATTTTGAGCTTGAACACGCCCTATTTGTGGCCCTTCACGGATGGCCCATTTCCTACAATGACGCAGTGTTAACGCAACCCCTGGTAAGAAAAAGGGCCACTACCGAACAGCGCAACGACCCATACCGGGTTCGAGTGATTCAATTTACAACCGACTTTGAGGATGACAGCGCCAAACCCACAATGCAGCGGGTTACGGCTAAGATGAATATTGCAAGAGGGTAAAAGGAATGGCCGTTACCAAACCAGGAACGGCCATTTTTTTTGAAGTTCTTTCGGAGACGGCGGATTGTCTTTCATCCGTTTCAGATCATGTACATGGTTGGCGATAATGTCCGGGATCGTATGAACGCTTACAAAAAACTCCGTCCCAACTTTTTCCAGTATAACATCATACCTGATTTTTTGTTGGCCGTAGTAAAAGTACCTTTGAATAAGACATTCGTTACGCAGTGCAATTAAATCGGAGCTTCGCCCTTTCTTCAGCCGTGTGGGGACCGGTGTTTCAAAGATGTCAGCAAACAAGGTGTTGGAGCCGCGCATGTAGTGGGATTTGATGCAAGTATACTATTTTCGGCAATTTATTCGCTTGGATAAATAGACACACACTAACCACAAAAAATACCGCCCATCTTTTACGATGAGCGGCCCTTACTCATTTAAGGGCTACTATCAGTTAGCCTAACCACTTTCTCTGAATTACAACCGGGTTCCAGTATTGAAGATACTCTTACCCGCCCTGTGCTTTTTAGTGGCTGTTCCGCCACAAATTCCAATATCCATGAAATAGCCTTTGTAGGTGCTTTCCCTGAAGTTACAAAAAAGTTAACTAAAAAAGTTCGGAGATTAAAAATAAAGCTGTTTAACATGGATAACTTCCGCGGTCCATTCGTACTACCCAATAAAAACGAGTTCTATTACCAACTACTCACCGATGCCTTATAACATATTCCAGGTCGGATACCGAGGCTAGGGCGTCTCCCTTGCAAGAAGAAGGATGCAGTTCGAATCTGCCCTTGTCCACTAGTTTCTATAAGACGCGGGTATATTATCAAATGTGCCGGTTATGGCAGTGGTATCATGAGTGGAAGGGTTAACAAACTGTCCATAAAAACTTCCACTTACTCTAGTATGAAGTAGAGTCTTCTCAAGAGAAGTCGTTATGTCTAAATTTGTTGAGCGCCAATCAGTCGTATCATTCAGATGAATATTTAGATAATTGTTTGTATCGGCTTCATTTATCCCATATTTGTCAAGTTCTCCTTTCTCGACGGGCGCACCATCAAGAAATTGGGTTCGGGTAAACAATATTAAATTGAAAAGAGGTGTATGTCCCTTACCCTTTGCTTGAACATTGTAACGATAGATGGGACCTGGCGACTTGTATGAAGCGAAGGAAATTCCCGTTGTTATTGTCTGAGGTCTGTTCAGAATAGTAAACGAAATGGATGGACCCGTACAGCTTGATAAAAGAATAGTTGTTAGCGCAACCAATACAAAACTTAGAGACCGCATATTAATCATTTTTCATTAATAATAGGAGTAAAATCAAGGGTTTTGATAAACATCTTTGTACATCTTTTCCCATTCTGCGATTTCGGTAGTTATCCTTACTCGCCATCTCCCCTCTTGATCCATGTCAGTACCATGTTCGGTATCATGGTCAAATTCATTGTTCAAATTATCGGCATACCCGCGATACCGTTCAAGTATTCTCTTAACTTTTTGGGTAATGGAGGAGTCTATTCCTTGTAGTGGCTTTAGGTCCACCATACAACGTAAGGCCATCATATGTTCAATGTCGAACTGGGTTTGCGCATGTTGTAATAGTGCATCGTTTTTTAGTCTTACATTCACAAATGAATGTTTTGGACAAAAATAAGCTTCCACTGTGAAATATATTTTCCCATTGTTTACAGCTGTTTGTAGGTATATCTGAATTGCTGTACCAGCTGTCTGATTTGCATACTCCCCCTTTGCACTACCCTGAAAATCGGACCACGTCAAACGACGATAAGCAAATCCGTTATCCGTAGAATCGGTCCCATTCAGAAAGAGCACAAGAATTGGCAATAGAAAGTTCATGTTTTAAATGTTTTTCAGATACTCAGGAGGTTGGCGGTTCAAATCCATTCGCTTCAACAAACATCAATTATGTACTTACGTTTTGGTTAGTGTTACCGGTTTTACATCACCTTTTTCATCCACACGCAAAATGTCTTTTCCAATTATATAGAAGTCAATCTTTACCTTCTTACCGGATTTTAGCAATGTGAAAATAACGTGATCATAATTTGGGTACTTAGAAAGACAGTCCACATAGGCAAGTCCAAAAATTCCGGCTGCAAATTCCTTTATCGTTAAACTACCATCATCCTTTATATTATCCCCATACAACAAAATCTCGATGCGACTTTTTCCTGAAATTTCGGAATTGCAAGAAGAGACTTCGAATTTTAGAGGGATGGGATAGTGAATAGAATTGAGTTTTCCCAAGACCTCCTTTTCCACTGGGGTCTGCGCATTGGCGTAGAATGTAATTATCGAAAAGATGAAGAATAGAAAGTGCCTCATATAAAATTTTGATAGGTGATAATAAAAGTTAAGAGATGAAACGATTATCTTAATAATCAACTATTTTCATGGTTCCGTTATCATTTGTGAATATTTTACTTCCCAACAAATAAAAGATCATGCTTTCCGTCTTACCTGTAACTTCGTTGAATACACTTATAGTTAGACGATCGTATTCCGGGTAATGAGTGAGAATATCTCTATATAAATAACCCACCATTCCCGTTGTGAAAATATTAAAGATGCTATCTTGTGCAGGGGAATCCAAACCTTTTCGAATAAAATTTACTTTAATTTCTTTTCTATCAGAAATTGAACAGGTACCGGCCATAGTCGTGGAAACAAGGTACTCCCCGTTCTTTCTTAAAGAGTTACTTTTTATGTATTTGTCGATCTTCTGCTCCACCGTTTGGGCTTTAGATGAAAATACCAAAGAGAAAAAAAATACAAAGGATAGGGAAAATGTTCTCATTCTAATTTTGGTTTTAATTTATAAAAAATAAAGGAGGGGCTTGCAGACATCCAGAAGATCGCGGATTCGATCCCATACCAACGTCAACAAAAAAGGGAAGTAGAAACCCCCCTTTTGTCCTTACCGATTTATAAAATTAATTTAACGTATCTAAAATACTATCTTTCAGGTGATGGTTGTATTTTCTGGATATATTGGTCACGGAACTATTTGAAACCCTCTTTTCACCTGACAAGTAAGCTCTGGAATTGCATCATTGCGGAATACGAAACACGTATATGGGAACTGTATGGAATTTCTGGAAGTAATGATTGTATGCAATTATAATGGAGCGGAGGTTCGGTGACTGGAGGGGCGCACCCGCCTTAATAAAAACATTTCTGCGAGCGAAAATTTTACTATATACTTTCCCAACTGTTGTGTCTACAACCTCGAAAAGTTCCTTTCCCGATAGAGCTGGATTGATCGGACATCTGACAAACCCAGTATCTGCATAACCTCCGGAATCAATAAGCGGGACATCTGGTATATATCGTATTGAATAGACATGCTTGTCTGATGAAGGGAACCAAGTGGAATAACATCCTGCGGCATGATCATCAAGGACAGCTAATGTGTCATTTACGTATTTGAAAGAATCAATAGTAGCAAATAGCAGGTCGCTTATATTCTTTCCTGTGTCGATGTCTTTCCACTCACCAAAAGTACTAGCGTAAATATTGGTTATATCATAATCCAATTCCTTGAATGGCCTTACATATGGGGCAACGGCTTTCTTACACGAGTATGTTACCGCTGATAACATGCAGAAGATGAATACTTTTTTCATTTAGAATGGTTTGGGTGAAAAAAAATCCCACCGTAACGGCGGGATGCACTAATCAAATACCATAACCATTAAACCTTATCCTATTAGGATATAAATATATGGATACTTTTTTAATAAATCTCTGCTAGTTACCCCACGGTTAAATATCAGTGGCATAGGAAACATTGTTTCATTTACTTTACGGCATGAAAAGGCCGAAAATATCAAAGGGGGAATGGAGTCTATTAGATGAACAGCAACGAATCAATGAAAAAATTGGTGCGCGGCTAAAGCAGCTACGTTAAGCAAAAGGATATACAGCCGCCGAAACATTTGCCTTCTCACATCAAATTGATAGGTCCCAATATACCAAATATGAAAAGGGTGCCGATATGTATATCAGCACCCTCGTTCGCTTGTTGGTTATTCTTGACGTTGGAATAGATGAATTTTTCGCTGAAGGGTTTGAGGATTGACCGTTTTAAAATAAGGAGAGCTGAAGGGGCAAGACCTCCGTATCCATGGGCCAACATACAAAAGTCCCCCAATTCGTCGCTACGTCCGCCCAAAGCTCATCCGGGTAAAAGCAACTAAGGTCACTAAATCCGATCAACCGGAAAACGTGCGGATTATCTGGGAGCCTGAATTGATCGCCCCGTTTGAGGTCTTTAATTTTCATTACCTGCTATTTATAAATGATCGGTATGGGCCTAATTCAAATTGGGTAATCAGCTTTGGCAATTCCTTTACATCATATTGGTTGAGCTTCTTTTTCCCATACCCGAACTTTTCGCACCAACCGTCAACCCTTTTCATATCTATTTTATTGGTGCCTGGGAAATGCCAATGAAGCTCATGCGCCATACTTATAATTTTGCGTCGCATAACCTCCGATCTCTGTTCTTCCGGGTCCATGCTCTTCAGATGGCCTATAAGCTCGATGGCTTCGATCTTGTATAGTTCCGCCGATGAGGTACACCGTCCGGAAGAGAAACCGGAAATAATGGCTTGCTTTCGCTCCCTGTCAATGCCCAGCTTACCAACCAGGACATTTACAATTTTCAATTGTTGTTTGGTAATTGTTTCCATGCTCAAAACTTGTATTCGTTTTCCCACATTTCATTGCGTAGATAGTTTTCCGGGTCGCATTTCATCCGCTTGTTGTTCTTTAGGAACTTGTCATAATCCCGAATGCTATAAAATGCCTTTACTTGCTGGTTTTTGGTCATTCTATCCCAAAGAGGAATACACCGTTTTTTATTGATCTTGTGATTGTACGCATTCCAAAAGTCGTCAAACGACACTTTGAAGTCCTCTTGCACTATGGTTGTGTCCTTCTTGAATGCGGTTGCTAAACCCGATTCGACAATAGGCACAATTCGCATAAACACAGATGTAAGCTCCGCGTCCATGTCGGCACTGTTCATATCTAATTGGGAAAGCGTACCCTTTCCGTTATATACCATTACTATGTGCCCGGCAATGTTTGTCGATGTTAAAATATACCGTCTCATGTCATTTGAAAGGGGGTTTACTGATAGAATAGTGCCCGTTGATAAAGTCGGGCTTAAAATTGATAATGTTCAATTGCTCTTTGATAATGGAGGCTAACATCTTGTCTACGATTTCTTCCTTGGTCTTTGCCTGTCTCTTGTGTATTTCCGTCTTTTCCTTAATCGCGTTGGCTTGCGCCTGTCTCATTTCAAAGACAAAATCAACCAGCGTTTTTATTTCGCTCATTCGCTCAACTAACCAAGGCGTGAATACGCTTATTTGACTATCTCCAAAAATCGTTTGGCAATGGTCACAACAAACGCCAAGTTTGGCAGTGGGTCCGGTTGGATTAAAAACGTAATTTTTCGAGAGTTCAGGTACAGCGCAATAGATAAGCGTTCCTTCAATACAAAGTGGACATTGTAGTTTCAAATTTTTCATACGTAATATTTAGTAGGGGTCAAAATCAAGGAAAAGGTCGGGGTCCATATCAACGTCGGTTGAAGGACCATTTAAATCATCGACCTTCATGTTGCAGGACGTACAATCTATGATATATTTATGTTCCCATTTGGATAACTCTGCCAATTTATTTTTCACATATTCCTTTTTTACAATAAGAGTTTTTAGTCCACAAGCTGGGCAGGGTATGGTTGAAAGCTGTTTCGGCATCATATGGCGTTAGAAGTTAAAGTTTCTTTAAAAAGTGATTTTTCTTCTTCGGCAATTTTGGCTTTAGTAATTTTCTCACTGTCCTCGTTTTGCCTTTTAGGAGCTTTCATTTTTTCTTTTGCATCATCCCTGACACCGCTTATGATGGACTGATATTTTTTGCCCCAATACTTCTTTGCGCCTTGCTCCCAAATGACATACGGCTTATTACCGCCGTATCGGGATACAACAAAAGCAACATATCCTTCAACCCGCACTTTAATGGGCGCGTCGTATCGGATCTTGTCGGCGGTGCGTCCATCAGGCAACTTGCCTGTCGCATGACTAATGAATAGAAAGGTTTTCTTTTTAAACCGCTCCTTTAGGGCTTTGTATTGATCGTAGGTGATATTCCAATATTGCACCGAATCAATAATTACAAACTTGGCGGACTTCTTTTTTGCCAACACAACCATTAGTTTGTCATACGTCATTTCGTGGTCAGCGAAATGTATTTGTCCTTCACACTCTTCGCCAAGGTGCCTTTTCACCGTTGCGACAATGCTTGCTTCGTGACCCTCTTCCAGGGACACATACAACACTTTGCCGAACGCAATAAGCACCTTAAGAAATTGCATTAGGAAATTACTCTTACCGTTGCCACTCATCCCCCATACTATCATTATGAAATTTTCTACGAGGTCACCGAAGGAGGCTTTAATGTCGGAGGGAAGAGGTTGGAGATAGACAAACTTTTTTTGAAGGAGATTTTTCACTCCCAGGATTTTAGCCATGATCTTTTAAAGGGTTAGGGGTTAGAATTGGTTGTAGTACTTTAGGAAAAGGGTTTCAGCCAGATAAGGAGGCCAACCCAATTGCGGATCAGTATACAGGAGGTTAAACTTGTCGTAATAGTACCGAAACCTTTTCGGGTCTCCCTGTCGGAATGCTTCATCCTCAATTTGCAAGGCCAGCACGTCCGCCCGCTTAATTTCTGAAATGGCGGCTTCATAATTGTGGTCAACAAAAAAGTGTTGCAAAATGGCATTCAAGAAACCGGCTTCCAAATCGCTGTAAACTTTACCCAGCATGACTTTCAGAGGCTTTATCACGTCTCCCAAATATGCTTCGCTGGCATCATGCAAGAGGGCGTAACGCTGGAAAACAGGCGGTACAAGATGGGCAACCAGGATGCTATGCTGGGCAACGCTGTAAAACTCATTGCACTGCCCGCCAAACCTGCAAATCTTGGAAAGGGCCGCCGCTATGTCTCGGCGGGAAATGTCCTTTGGTTGGGGGTTTCTTAGATCGATTTTTCGTCCTGTAATGGTGCTAATGCACCCTAAATGGTGGTCAGTGATTCTTAACGGTTGATTTTCAGACATTTAATAGGCTTTTAAGCGTAAATTATTGGATATAAAAGGGTCAACCCCCCCGACTTATTCGGTCAATCTGGGTCAATTTGAGAGAGATATGTAAGGCGGAGGGGTCTTTACCCTATTAGCAAAGGCCGAAGGAATGGGATAGGATATAAAGGCCAATCGCCCAGGCTATGAAGTAAGCCCGAACAGCCTTGTCAGTTAATGTGTGCTTTTTCACGGTGTCAATGGGAATTAAGGGTTAATCAAAATTATACAAGCTCCGAAACCTCTTCTTTTTTGGCTTCAACATAAAAGGTTTCATCCTGGCCGATGGAGATAAAGCATTGGTCCTTTAATTTCTCCAGTCTTTTGTCTGTAGGCTTAAGAGCTAAGATTGCCTCTTTGTTAAGCTCGTCTTTCGTACGGACAAACTCGGGCAGGCATTTTTTTACCAGGATCGTAACTGCATCCCAGGTGAAGGACTTCTTTTTGTCAACCTTTGGATTACCCGATCTAAAGCCGATAATAGTATGCAATAATTGGATGGATTTTTTCTTGCCCCAATGTGTCCGCTGTTCGGTGGCGTAAACTTGCAATGTCTCCATTGGCTCTTCCAGGGCTTCCGTAAGCTCTGTAATTTGGTCTTGGTACTTACTCTTCACCTCATTGATTTCAGCGTTCATTTCGGCTTCCAATAGGCTTAGGGCGGTTGTTTTCGTGGTGTACAGTTCGCTTGCTTCTTGAGCTTGTTCAAGGGTTACATTTGCAATAACTTTTTTTCTGATCCGGTCTTTCTTTGTTTTTGACATGGTGTGATTGGTTTTAGCGTTAAAAAGTAATTATGAATACTGTTGATGTACGCGGTCTGTTATCCTCCTTAGTTCGTTGTCGAACCATTTGTTGCCGGTTGGGCAATTGACGTACAGGAGGCGGAGGGCGAACGCCTGCACGGGTGTCAGGCTGATCTTATACACAAGGGCGTATTTGACCAATTGCAGTCTAAATTTTTCGTCCATTTCCGCAAGGATGGAAAGGAACATCTTTTGCGTGTCTGTTATACCCTCTTCGTTCGCTAGGGTCGTATTAATAAGCGTTTGAAGAGATTCCAAAAATGTGCGAGGGCATTTAAATTTGAACTTCGGTCGGGGCTGTAGCTGCATCAATTAAATGTTTGACGGGATTATAAAAAGCTGCAAATATTTTGTCGTTGGTATCTAAGAACCCATTTGCCTGTTGGAGGGCCGCACGGACGGTCGTATGATCTTGCCTTTCCAGCAAATTCGCCAACCTTTTAAGTGAGAGCGTGGGGAAGTTCTTTTTAGCTGCAAGCCAAAGAACTTGCCGCATAATGTTCAATTCCCTTTTCTTGCATTTTGAACGAACGTAGTGAAGGTCCGTACCCCAACCCGCGCAAATGGCATTTAGGTATGTCTCTATGTCCTGGACTGTCGTTTGGTCCGGCATGGGAACATAGGTCACTTTGACGTTAAGGCCGGTAGCTTCGAATATTTCCGTTTCCGCCTTTGCCAATAACGCATAAATGGAATTTTGGATTTCTGGGCTCATTGGGTTAAAGGGTTTGATCTAGTAGCACTCCCATCATGTAGGCGTAAGTATCCTGCAAAACAACTCCGTTTGGGGTAATAGCCTTTCGAAGAATGGTTGCGTCGTTGTGATCCTGGTAAAGAGCTACACATTGGCGATATACAATCGGGTAATTTTTGTTCATGCCCGCCAGAAATTCGCAATCCCTAATATGCCATTGGTTACGCCACCAAGTCCAAAACTGCCGACACTTCATTACTAGTTCGATTCCCCAATGATCATTGTTCAGATACAACCGCAGATAATTTACACCCTCATCAATTTGGAAGTCGTAATACTCTTCTTCGGTCCAACCCAGGAGGCTGCAAACCTCTTGTTTGCATTGCTCCGCCTCCTGGTAGACCCTTTTTACATTGGATGTTGGATTCATGGTTTTTCAGTCTTTTTAGCTTTTTGCATATTGTACTTGAATAGCATTCTATCAACACGTCTAAAGTCTCCCTCCGACTCATTCCAAATTTTCGCCCGCTCTTCCGGCTCTTCAACACCGTTTAAGGCGCAAACCTCTTCAACCTCTTTTTGCTTCAGTCCTGGCAGTTCAATGAAGCGGCGACCGATACGGGAATAGATTTCGTTAAAGCCTATCCGGTTCGCTTTTACGCCCCTTTCTATCTTGGGTATGATGGCATCCGTGGAAGTCCATACAATACCGCAATACCCGTGCAGACGATTGTACAGCGTAATAAAGAAAGACAGTACGTCAGGACGGAGCTTATCGACTTCATCCATGATAATAAGGGGGTTGGCTTGCGATTTAAGCACGGTTACAATCTCTTCCATCATGTCGTAAGTGGTTTTTCCACCAGCATTACGTCCCATTACCTTCAATAGCTCTTTCAAGAATGTGGGGCGGTTCATGTATTCAGCACATTGAAGGAGGTATACATATTTGCCCGCTTCGGATTTGGCGTAGTGCATACCGATGTATGTTTTTCCGCTCCCGGCTGAACCGACCAGGGCAAACGCTTCGCCCTCTTCTTTAGCCGCCTTGAAGAATGTAATTAGGGTGCGGCTGTTGGCGGTTTCGACGATCTTTATTTTGTGCTTGTGTTTCCACCCCAATTGCTTTCCGACTGTCAGCCAAACGCAATGCTCAATGTTCATGCGTTCGCCTTTGAGCATATCGCCAACGGTCCTTTCACTAACCCCTTTCATAGATTGGGCAGTCTTTTCGATTGATTCGCCGGACTCGTGGAAGCGGGCCGTAAGAAGTTGGATAATTTCTTGCTTGTTGTAATACGTCAGATTGGTAGTGTCTACTTGCATGTTTAGAATTTTGAAGGTTATTGTATGCCGGTATATCGGCGGTTTTACATTTGTGATAGCGGGTCAAAATCTTCATCCTCCTGGTTGTACCCAAGACCGATGCGGGATTGTATGGAAACCTCCGCCATTTGCTTTAGGGTCTTGTCCATGACACCGGCCTGCAAAAGGCTTTCAGGGTCGATGCCCTTTTCGATAAGGGTACTTTTCCTTTTTTCACTTGCGTTTGCAACGCGCCCGGATTGTTCCTTTTTCTGGGCTAACAGTTCATTCAAGTATGAACGGTCACCCGGCTGCATGTCTCTAATTGCCTTTGGAGCTAACCGCGTTTGCGTGGCAATAAACCGAAGTCCTGAATTATCCGTTACCAGGACGCGGGACACGTCCATAGGATCATAAACCACATTGACAGTCTTACCGATGATTTGCATGTGAAGGTTGGCAGGAACATCGAAAAGCAATTTTTGTCCGGTAATCTGTACAGGGATGCCCAAATTATTGATGGTGACTCCCCGGCCTCCTGGCTTGTGTATAATGCCGAACTTTTGCAAAAATTGTTCGTCTGTTATGGCCCGCTTGTCAGTATCGGGGAGCATGTTCCAGGCTGTCAACCATTCGGCTTGTTTGCTAATTGATCCCTTAGCAGGGATCGTGCGGAGCCGATGGAAAAACGACTCTATTTGCTGCATGGCTCCGTCCTGCACTTTAGGATATAGTTTACGGTTAGCGGCTAAGACTTCCGTATTGACACCCCTGTTTATGGCTGTTAGGTTGTTGCCGGTGTAGTTATTCGCTCCCAATTTCATGCAGCGTTTGAAATGGGCCGTCCCAAAGCATTGTTCAATGTAACCTCTCTTTTTGCTACCTACGGGGGACTTGTGAAAATGGCCTAAACTTTCGTAGAAGGTTTGCAAGCTGGCTAAAGCCCAATTGTCCGTCCTGGTTTCGTGGGGCAGATACCAACCGCCCGTTAATTCCCGGATATGATAGAGCGCATTTACATAGGCAGCTTTGACAAGCTCAATGGAAAGCTCTTCAGCGTAAGCATAACCCAATACGTAGTCGTTGAAGCTGTCTATAACAATGATGGCTTTGTATCGGTGAAAGAATTTGGAGCCAGTCATATCTTCCATGTCCAGGAATAAATAATCCAAATGGTTGTCGTCACTCTCGACAAGGTAAAGGGGGGCGGACGGACGACGACCCGCAATTTGCTTTCTGTATTTGTCATCGAATGCCGCCCAACCTTCACGCCCAGCGGTTACAAGATGCCCGGATTTCCTACGCCATACACCAACCGTTTGCGCGGTGATAGGCTTGTACCCTTGTTGAATAACTTGCTTGTTGTATTCGTAAGCTACCAACACGTCGTCGTATTGATTCGGGTGGGCTATCATTTCCAGCAACAACGCTTCAGAAAATTCGTCCGCAACCTTGGCAGCACTCTTGTTGCCATACTGTCCAGCGATAAGGGAGGAAAAGCCATTTTCCTTATAGGCCCGCATCCTGGCTTTTAACTTTATGTAGGTGCTGGGGAATTTGCCGGTGATTTTCTTTGCTTCCTTTTCCTGTTCGATCATTTCGCCAACGTTCTTATAAAAGTCCTCCCAACGCAATCCCAGGTTTTTGCGAACCTCTTTCATGTTTGCATCAGCCTTTTGTAACATGGTCAGCCAACAAGCCTCCCTTGTGTATTGCCGTACCCTTTCTTCAGGCAACATCTTATTTCCTTCATACCGATAGGAAAGGAAAAATTGTTCCGCTTCCAGGTTCGAGACGATCATTTGATAAATGGGAGCTTTGGCAACGTAGTTGTAGGGGTCACCGTAACGAGCCCGGACCTTTATTTTATACTCTTCTTTCAGTTGATCGTAACCAACCAGGATTTTGCGTCCGTCGTCGGGATGTTGTATAATATCCCAGGACACGGACTTGCGTTCGCTGGCCTTCCATACGGTATTCCCACTAATTCCACACTCAACCAATTCGATAAGTTCAAGATAGAGTTTGTTTGTTAGGAGCTTCATGTTAGGAGTTCTTTCGGGTAGTTTCGTGAAGGAATGGGACCAATTGTTTCACTTGTTGGATTAAAGTATTCTGTCCTTCCAGGAGCGTCATGTATACCGACCTCACCGTTTCGCATTCTCGTTGCTCTTCCAGTACATACCGGACATAGCGTTCTGAGCACCCCAATATTTCCGCAGTCTGGTGGATTAGTGCGGCTCTTGTAGCATCTCTTTTGTGGGATTCGATCAT